TTAAATCTCGCCAAACATCAACAGGAGTTCTAGATTTAATTACATAAGAATAATCTTGATAAAAATAAGAATCAGTTAATTTTTGGGAGTTTGTACTTAATTTTCCTCTGTCAGAAGCATAATATCCTAAGTTATCATATGATGTCTGAATTTGTGGAACAAACTCAGTGTAAATTTGATTTTCAATTACAGCTGTATTTTTACTAGAAAGACCTTGTATTGATTCGCCAGAAACAAATATGCCATCTATTCTATCAACTTTTAATAAATTTGTTCTTGACCTCCACCCATTTTTAGATACCCTAGCTCTAGATTTTGTTGATGGTTGGTATATAATTTCCCCTTCACTAAATTCTTTGTCACCAATATTTTTTAAAACTAATGTTGTATTTGATTTGAAGGATGGTAACGTTGATTTGTCATTATTAAATGATACTCCATTCTGGATAATTTTTACATTTTGTGGAATGCCAATATTATTTGAGCTCAAGTAAATTTTTACATCTGTTTCAATAATTTCTGCTGTTGGTTTGTAAGAATAATTTAATCCTCTATCAGTTACTTTAACATTTTTAATTTTGCCGTTTAATGTGATAATATCAAATTTAGCACCAGTACCATCACCATTAGTAATAACTAATTGTGGTTTTGAATAATTTTGTCCTTGATTATTAATTATTACACCAGAAATTTGTTTTTTGATTGAGTCATAAGAAATTTCAACTTCTGCTTTTTTTGAACTAGTTGGGACAACTCCAACAACAGAAGGAATTTTTTTATAGTTGGAACCAGTATCTAAAATTTTGATGCTATTAATTTTTCCTATGGCATATTCAGATGATGTAGTATATCGAATATTTCCACTTCCATCATAAGCTGGAATATTTGACAATGAATATACAAATCTATTATCCGTAGTGTATGTTATAATTTTTTCGCCAATTAAAGGATCATTTATTATTCTTAAATAAGAATTTTTGGTATTTACATTATTTGAAGCTTTAATAAAATAAAAGAAAGCACTATAATTCAAAGGCACTTTATCTTCATACGAATTTAAAGAAATACTTGGACCAAATCCAAATTTTACCGAAAGAAAAGATCCAGCATTTCCTGGTGAAATATTATTTGTATATTTCTCTTCAGTAAAAATATTATAATTGGCGCTAGCAGAAAAATCTAAATATGTACCAAGCATAGAGTAATGACTGGTATCAAATTTATATTTGTAATACTTTTGTACATCAATAATAGGATTTGTTACAAACGATATATTATCTCTAGAAAATTCTAATTGATATTCTGGGCTTGAAGTAGTTTTTAAAGTAACTAATTTTGCTGGAATACTATTATCATAAAAAGTAGAACTTAATAATAAAATAATTGGTGATTCAATACCATATTGATAAGAAACAAAAATTTCTTTATCTGTATTGTTATATGAAATATAAAATGGTTTACTTTGATCATCACCAAATGGTCTATATCCAGCGTTGAATCTGTAATTGCCTTTATATAAACTAACTTCTTTGCCATCATAATGATTGACTGGGGTAGTTCCTAACTGTGCTCTTAGAATAGATACTTTTTTATTATTTGTGTCTACCGAAGTAATTTTTACAATCTCTTCACCTATGAGTAAGTAATCATCATTTGAAAGATTTAAAACATTATCTAACTGTAATGATGTGTTATCATATCCTAAACCAACATGATCAACTTCTATTAAAATTCTTTGATTATTAATAGAACCATTCGATCTGAATAAAATGTCATCTGGAATAGTTAGACGATCACCTCTTCTATAGTTTTTTCCTTTGTTTGTGAATGTAATACTTTGGATACCACCATAACCACCTGGCGTAACAACTACTGTTGCTTTAGCGTTATATGGATCTCCTGGTTTTCCAATATTTTTTCTAGATAATGTTTGATCTTGGAAAATTAATTCTACATCAGTATAAGTGTCTGATAGATAATCTAATCCTGTATTTAAATAAGTGAAATTTCCTATCCCAGTATCTTTAATAATAGAAGAATGTGAAACTTCATTTAAAATTGCTGATTGATATAATCTTTTTCTGACATAATAAACAGTCTCAGTTAAATTATCATCTGGAGTTATATCAATATTAATTCTATCATTTACTGCTAATTGGTGTGGTTGATCTGTATTGACGATTGCTATTTTATCGTCTACACTAAAAATCTCTAAGTTTTCGCTTAAGGAAAAGATATTTAAAATTTTAGCTTTAGGAGTGTCATTTAAATTACTACTTTTTAAAAAGTAATCATCATCTACAATAAAATCTGTTGTATATCCTTGTAAAGGAATTACTTTAATTTTTAATGAGTTTTGTCTATTTGTTCCTTCTAAAACTTCTCCAGTAGCAATATTAGAATCTTCTTTATCTTCGCCATCTGTTAATGTAATTATAGAACCCTTAGTAAAACTAGCATTTTTATCTAAGATTATATTAATGACTTTAGTTTCAGAAAATAGTTTGTTTGTAGTATTAAATGATTTTAAAGTATTAGTGACAGCAAATTCACAGTCTCTTAATACAAAAGCTTTATCATTGAATACATCTCCAATTAAAGTTCCTGCTGCTAAAACTTCACCAGTGCTATCTCTTTGCTCTATAGTATCACCATTAAACAAATAAGCATTTCCTTTAATGTTTATTTGTACCGCTTTAGTTTCGGTTGATTCTATAGATAAAACATTTTTTCCCTTTACAGAAGAAACACTAGCAGTGGCACCAAATCCTTCAGTAAAATTATTGTCAATAATCAAAGAATTGTTGACGGAAAAATTTGGAATAGAATTTTCTATAAGAACAGAAGAAATATTTCCACTTTTTACATCTTGTATAAAAGTATATAAATTTTCTCCATTGCTCTCAAAATAATTTGTTTTTAATCTCTTGACATTTAATGGTAAATCATCTTGTAAAATCTTTGAATTGTAGTTAGAATCTACAGGTAATGAGTAAAAATTATCACCTAAAATATAAGGAAAAACTGGAGTATTTTGTGAATCGATTGTGATAAAGTAAGCATAAACACCTTTTGGATATTCTGGTGTGACACAAAATCTTCCATTATTTTGATCTAATTCTGTTTTTCCAGAATTTACACTAGGAAACCAAACATAATCATCAATAAATGTTCCCATTTCATAATCTGTAATGCTAGGACCATTTTCTCTACTAGCAATTAATTGATATCCGCTAGATAAACGTGTTACAGATGATCCAGAATCAGTTGGATTTGAATATCCGTATGGTCCATATATTGGATTCCCGTCATAAGCATATCCTAAAATAGGTGAATGTACTAGAGTATTTGTTTGATCAAATCCAGCAGTTATATTATCATTAACTCTATATCTCAATAATTTGGGATTAGCAATAGATCCATATCCATAATTTTTTGTTGGATCATAATTTATAAAAGCGTATCCATTGTTAACATCCAAAGAATCATAAATTTTTTTATATCTATTTTTAACCCATTTTTTGATTAAAGCTGTTGCTTGAGCTCCAGTACCAACAGGTTCAACTGTTACCCTAGTATTTTCTCTTGTATAAAATCTTCCATTATTAATTGACTTACAAGATTCAATTTTGCCATCAGGAGATAATATAGCTTCATATTCGGCAAAGTTTCCTTTACCTAGATCGTCAGATATTTTTATAATTGGTGGAGAAGAATAATATTCACCAGGATCATCAATATTAATACTAGTAATTTTTCCGTTGGTGACAACAGCAGATAATTTTGCTTTTCTACCTGAAGTAATAGTAATTACAGGATCTTTGGTAAAATTTTCTTCGGTATCAATAATGATAGAATCAACTGTTTCGCCAGACAAAACTGATCTTGCTTTATTTGGCAATCCATTTACTAAAACAAATGGTGCTGCCTTATAAGCATTACCCTTGAAATCTAGATTAACATTGACAATTTTTCCATATTTGATAAACTCCTCATCTCTATATCCAAACGCTGGTGTACCATCAATAAGAATACCAACATCTCTATTTCCAGTTGAATATACTTCTGTTGTTATAATAGGACGTTTTCTAATTAATTTTAATAATTTTTGATCTTCTAAAACAAGATTTAAATCGTTCCTTAAGATGTTTGTGTAAGATGGAAAACTAGATGAGCATATGTAATAATACTGATCATCTTCATAAACAGCAGAAACATCAGAAATTAAATCATTGACTTGAGAATTGATAGATGGGTAAGCAGATATAAATTTCGTAGCAGTATCATTTACTTTCCACCTAATAGAATTTTGTAGAGCATCAAAAATAACAGTATCTCTTGTTGTAAATCCAGGATCAGAAATTTGTAACTGATCTCCAGTTTCAGAATATGGATATCCTTCTTTTGGTAGTAAATTATATACAATACCAACTGAAATTAAATTTACAATACCAGAATCATGTGTACCAACTAACGTCGAATAATTATAAACTACTTTATTAATATTATGATTTTGTGGATTAATTCTACTGTTAATAACAAATTGATTTACATTTTTTTGTGTAAATGTGATGACTTCAGATCCAATTAATAATTTTCCTTGCTTGCCCCAACCCCTTGTTGAGTATACATCGACTCTATCTCCAGTTGTAGAAGAAGCACTTAGATTAGATCTTAATGTAGTTTTAGAAAATACATTGAAATTTCCATTTACTGATAATGGTTGTAAAATTAATTCGTATATATCATCATTGTCAGATTTACCAGCATAAATCACATTATCTACAACAGCAGAAGCATATGAAATGGATTTATCAAAATCATCTAGTAATTGATTAATCTTATTGCCAATTAATTTTTGAATATCCCCAGATAATACTTTTACTTTAATTGAGTATACTGAAGTCCAATCTGATGTAGATCCCTTGAGAGTAAAATCTTTTGGGTTATAAACAGAAACCTTTTCGTTTATATCATGAGATATAATTGAATTAAAAATAAATTTTATAGATTTTTCTGTGCCTTTAGACTTATAAAATTTACCAATATTCTTTATTAAAGTTCTTTTATCTACTTCTTGCTTTAAATATTTTTCTGGAAATGCTCCTAGATATTGACTTTCAAAACTTTTTACTAAAGCATATAAAAATAAATTACTAATGTTATGTACTACATCTCCTTGATAGTGGGGAGCAGCTTGTGTAGTTACAAATTCTGATTCTCTATACAGATCACCTAAAGTAGTATTTCCACTAACACCTCTAGAGACTTCTAAAAAGGCAGTATCAGTTTTTTCTTTGTAGAAACAAATTTCTCCAGCAATTTGAATATAACCATTCTTATCGGGAAAAGATTTGGTTGAAACAACATTAATAGTTGTATCCGTACTTACAATACTGGATAGAAGAGTAGTATTTTGCTGTAGTAAGTCGTTCTCGTAAGAATTAATATCACGATACTTAGTGATATTGTTTATAATATCTAAAGGCTGACCTTTTATTTCTAACTGCTCGTAGTATTTTTCTACGATCTTAGAAAATTGTGTGTAATCATTTGCTATAAATGATGGTAACTGTGACTCAACTAGAGTCGAGATTGTTCTTGTTCTAGCAGACATCTAGTTTATTCTGGATATACCGTAAATTTACTTTGAGCAATATCTACATCAATATAAGCTTCTCTTAAAACATTAATATCACCATTTTTTGGTCTAACTCTCAATTCAATTCTATTGTCATCAAAAGACCCTTTAATGATAGTTAAATTGTACATCATCACCTCACCTTTAATATAATCAACTTTACCTAAAGAATCATTCAAAACAATCTTTTCGCCAGTTAGAGAATCCAATCTATATAGGACAATCACACCATCCATATCTTCAACATAGCAAGTGAAGTTGGGATACTCACTAACAACAAATCCAGTTGATTGTACAGCAGGACTATCACAATCATAATCAAATTCATTCTGATAGCATAACTCATAATAAAATGTTGAATTGAGAGCAGGATAAAAATCCTTCCTCATTATGACTTTAGTATTATTAGAATTAATTGATTGGTCAGTATTATCAATCGTTCCAATAATTTTACTTAATCTAAATTTACCATTGAATTTTTCTACTTCAGATTGAGCAAGATATTTTTCTATAGTTTGAATAACTTTTTTCTTAATTTCTGCTGCAGAAAGAGTTGTTCTTGATTTACTGAAAGATATATCACTGATTAATTCTAGATAAAGAATAGATGGGTCTACAATTTCTGGAATCACAGATCCTACCATGTAAGATTTTAATTTTTCTGTAAGATCTCTTTTTGTTAGAACCGATAGTGAAGCGGTATTTTTTGGTTTAATAACAATTTTAACTTTTCCATATTCTGGTGGTACTTCGTTTTCTCCGCCATAAGTGATAATATCAGAAATAGATGGGTATATATTTCTTACAATAGCAGCATAATCTTGTGCCGTAACTGCTCTATCTTGTGTACCAAAATATTTTGGAGCATTAAATTTGATTTTAGAAATACTTTCAACTTCTTCTCCGCCAGAAGCAATCGATGCTGTAGTTACATTTGTCACTGTAAATGGATAATTAGTTAGTCCATCAATATCTTGTAACACGCCAGCAAATGTAAATTGTCTAGAACCATTTGTGGCGGAACCATTTGTGAGTAAATATGTAACCTCAACAAAATTACCATTAAGTAATTTCTTTCCAATTACACCATCACCAAAGAAAATTTCATAATTCTCGTCTTCAATTTCTTCTACAAAGAAAACAAGTGATTGTGAATTGACATCAAGGATATTATTTGAATATTCAAAAGTTTTATATGCTGTCGAAGAAACTGTATCGAAAACTTTGACACGAATAGATGATACATCTAATCCCACATTCTGAATAATAAATCTTTGACTTTTTAGTGATGTGTTAATAGTATATGAATTTGTGACAATAGTTCCTTCGTAAATTGGAACATTTGTAAAATTGGCAACCCCAGCTACAACTGGAGCGGTTATATTATCAACGGTAACATACTCATATAAATCACCATCATAAATGGTTGTAAATCCAGTTCCTTTCTTTAAGGTGATTGTAGTTGGAATTGTACCTGTAAAATTAATCTGGAAATTAACTCTTGCTTCTGGAGCAATAGCAGACTTTGGTGTGTATCCTAACTGCTTAGCAATTGCTACAACATTATCTCTTAATGTGGCAGAATCTAAAAATAGTTCATTCACTACCATGTTGGTATTGAATGCCGTGTAGTATGTGTTATATGCCAACACATCAAGAAGAGTGTTCCATACAGAACCCTCAAAATCATAACCAGTAAAATCAGATTGTGTCTTTAAATAATCTTTTAACGCTACTTTAATATCATTAAAGTCTAGATTAGAAACCTGAGTGTATGGCATTTATCGACTTCTCTCTAAGAAAAATTGTATTTGAATTGGGGGATCATCTTCTCTGCCAATAATACTCATAATAAGATCTATATTATACCCATCATTATCATAATCAATATCTGCAGTGATTTCGTCAATTTGTACTCTAGGTTCAAAATTACTAATCGTACTAGCAATCTCAGTTTGAACTGATGTTATTGTTGCTGCATCTAATGGTTCAAATAATAATCTAGATAAGTCCGATCCTATATCTGGATTGAAAACTCTTTCTCCCCTAATTGTCAATAACAAATTTGTAATTGCCTGCTTAATATCAGCCTCATCCTTTTTAATGGTGAGATCACCAGTTACAGGATGGGGCTTAAATGTGATATTCAGATCTTTAAAAGTCTGGAACTCAGGCATTATGGGAGTTTTTTATTTATTTATGGTCATTGATGCCATCTTTCCACATAATCATCAAATCCGCCTCTACCTCCACAAGGTCTAGAATACCTATCAGTTGGAGGTGTGTTGACCTTTGAATCTAACACATAATCGGTAATTAACCGATTTGTACCCCAATTTTGTTTCATAAACTCAACATCACGATCTACTTGATACTTTGCCATCTGTTTTCTCCGTAAAGTAAACAGAACTTTTAAAGGGGTTACTATCCCTTGACTATTCTATTATACATCTCTTTTGACCAATACTGATAATATTCTGTTTTGCTTAAATGACTTCTAGCATCCAAAAGGTCATCACGTCGCTGAACTATAATTACGTTATGCTTTGCACAGTTTGTCTGAACCCCATTAATGTAGGATGGTTCAGAGCTATGGTCGTCTAAAAATATATAGTCTCTATAAATCATGTTGAGTTCAGAGCAACGCTGCATCATCTGACAAACTTCACAATCCCCAACTACAAAAATAGCGATATCAACCCCTTCAACAGGACCGACATCGCTCAAAGTACATTCTTTAATACAATAAGTCGCTTTAGCAGCATATGGACATACAGGAAACCCTCCAAGCGCCTCCTGTGGTCTTGTAACGTTATTTATCCATTCATTAATATCTTCAGCGACCCTGCCCACGATACCTCTTTCTAGCGCCATTACGGGACGTAGCAGCATATTTCGTATGTTTCCCCATACCCTGACGAGTACACTTGGGTTTGGATTCGATAACAACCTTAGTTGTGAATGACGGACGCTTTGCCATTATTTACCTCGTTAAGACTTTCTAATTATACCACTATTTTTTTTGATTAGCAATAATTACGGTAGGGTACTGAAAAGGAGCAACAAATAATCTCTTAGTACCTGGAAATGATGTTAATTCTGTAGCATCGCCTTGTACCGCTGGTAAAAGTTTATTGATGTATACATTCGTATTAACAGTCGTAACTACCTTCCTGCCTGCTACAGGCACCACACAGGGAATTAATGGATTGTTTGGTGTTCCATTAACAGTATCTGGTGGTAACGCTGCATGTATAAACTTTACCTGTGTTTTGTTAATATACACATTTGGTGATTGGTAAGGTGACGTTACAGGTTTTGCTGGATATGTACACGGTCCATTGATTGATGTTGTATCTGGAGTGGTTGGACCTACAAGGAGCGGCATTTATCTTCTACCTCTTTTAATCGTTTATCAATTTCGTTTAAATATTCTACAAGATTTATATGCTCTTCTCGATTAGGTGGTTTGTACATAAATTTAAAAGGCATTGGTATTTGGTCGAGTTTTTCTTTAAAACTGTTGACCAATCTCGTTAAGGAGTTCAGGCGCTCCTCCATCTCGTAATTCCACATTTGTTACATTCTCCTTTTTAATGAGACCATCATCGTAGATGGTGTCTACATTGACTTGAGGGGCGTTTAACCCAGTATAATATTGATCAGCAATGGACTCCATGCTATCGGCAAACTCATTGAAGTTATCAAAGAATTGTTCCTTTAGAGTACCATCTGAAGTCTTATAAGTTACTTTCTGTTTCATGGCGACTTTTGGGGTGATTTTTTTGTGGCGGAAATTTTTTGGATTAGGGATCCTATCGTTATTTATTTCGGTCGTCTGGATACTTTTGTAGGTTAGAGAGGGTCAAATATGGGACCCGCTCGGCGCGCCGCCCACCTAGGGGGCGGGGGCAAACCACTGCCCCCCCTGGGGGTGTGCTAGGATCAACCGTTGCCCATCACAACAGCGTAGGCGCTGGGAGAGGCGATGTGAGCACGATCTCGCCACTGCTGACTGCCTCGCTTGGTGCTGAACTTGACCATCTCACAGATCAACTCACCCTTACGTGGGCGGCGGGGGCGGACGGTCTTGAACTTGAACCCAGCGGCGGTGAGTTGCTCGGGGGTGGCGGTTGCGAAATTCATGTGGTGTCTGTGTGTGTGTGGTTAGTCTACAGGGTCAGGGGGTCAGCGACCATCCCAGCAGGCGCTTTCCCAACCGTCACGCTGGAAGCGGCGGGCATCGTAATCGTCGGCGTCCATCAGGTCGTCGTGCTCACAGCTCATAGAAGCGGTCGGACTGGGAGTAGGAGTTGCCGTAAGCGAAGGAAGTGGTTGCCATGGTTGAAGTCGTTTGGTTGATGTGGTTAGTCTAGACGCTCAGGGCATCTCACAGGCGCCAGGGAGGACACTGTTGTAGGTGGCACAGCGGGCGGCGGTCTGTTGGTTGACTGCCTGAACGGTGTCAGCAGCGAAGTCGATGGCAGCAGCACCCACGGTAGCGATGGGGGCATAGAAGGCGGCGCCGAGGGCGAGGATGGCGAGAGTCTTGAGCATGGTCTGGTTCGTTTGGTTGATGTGTTTAGTATAGAGGCGGGGGAGGGGGGAAGGCGCCCCCCTGTGGACAGTTCAGAAATCGTCCAGCATCTCGTCCAGTTCGTCGGTGTCGATCTTAGCGTCCATCCAACGGGCACCGTCTGGGGTCATCTGCCCCCACAGCATCTCAAGGTGGGGAATGAGAGCGTTGTAGCGGGTGAACTTTTGAGCGAGGTTGTAGGTCCGCTCATCGTTCTGAATCCACAGGGCGACGTTCCAGGTCTCCCAGTTTGCCCATCCGTTGTAGGTCGTCATGGTTGAAGTCGTTTGGTTGATGTGGTTAGTCTACAGGGTCAGGAGCGCCCGAGGTGCTCGAACTGTGCCAGACTGCTAGGTGCCACATGGGCGGGTGATCCACAGGAGCGGTAGAAGTCCACCATCCGCTCAGCCTCTGCCAGCGTGGGGAACCACTGTGACCGCCACTCCTGGCTGCTGTAGGGGGTCTGGTAACGAACTTCGATCTTCATGGGTTTGGTTGGTTGATGTGGTAGAATGGAGGGTCAGTGAGGCAGTGGGGGGCAATCCAGAGCACCGCTGCGGTGGCAGATCTCAATCTGCTCTGCTGATAGCATACCATCAACGGCATACTGCT